TATGCTCCGACTGCGGCCACGTCCACGAAGGGAAAACCGAGTGCGGCCACTATCTCGGCGAAGAGAAGTTCTGCCGCTGTGAAGCGAAGGTGACGGCATGAACACGCAAGAACTGGAAAGCCTTTTACGCTGGGAAGAGAACTGGTTTCACGAAGTGAGCCAGACTTCCCCGCCGACGCGTCTGGTCGCATTGCGGCTGGTGCGGCACGCCATCTGGTATTTGCGCTCGCGGCATCGCTCCTCCGATGATGTGCAGGCGGCGAACGTGTTGCTGCGCTGTCTGACCGAGATGAAGGCGGATTCGATACGGAGGGCGGCATGATCGCAGCGCGACTGCACGACGAAGACGGCAACGTTTGCGTGATGCTGGTGCTCGAACCCGGCAACCTGGAAAAGTTGAAGCGCGGCGAGCCCATCCACAAATGGCTGAACGAATTTCTCCCCGAGCTGCATCAGAAGATCGAGCTGCTGTTCTGCTACACCCCGGATGCGTTGTGGGTGGCGGAGCAGATGAAGGGCTGCCAAGGGGATGCGCTCAAGCTGGCCGAAATTCTCCAGCAGAGTTTGAGCCGGGAGCCCGTCGTCGTGCGTCCGCGCGATGCCGAAGAAATGAAGCGGTGGATCTGATGCCCTCTCCCTGGTTGATCGTACTCGGTATCGCCCTCGGCCTGGTCGCCATCGTCCTGCTGCGCGACATCTTCCTCATCGTCTGGAAGCAGGGTTACGATTGTGGGCGGAGAGCGGAAGCCGAATCCTGGGTGAAGCAGGGCGCGGAAGTGCAGAAGGCGCGGGAACAGATTTGGAGGGAGAAGTGAAAACGGGCTCGCATCACTCCGCGAAGTCTCTCCGTAAAATGTCGGAGTCGAGAAAACGCATCTGGCAGCGTCGCGGATTCAAGGCCGCGATGAGCCGGCGGATGCGCTGGTTTCACTTGTCGCGCTCGGTCGATCTGCGCTGCTTGCGGACGAAGCCGATGGTGAGAACGATTTGCACGCGCTTCCCATGAGCAAACAGATCGCGGGTAGGGCCCCATCCCACCGGGACAAAGTTCGCAGACGAAAGGCGTAGAAACAATGGGCTACTCCGAGAAGGACGGCCAGGTGGTGCTCACCCTGAGCCGGGAAGACTACCATACGATTCTCATGGCGCTACTGATTGCTGGCCAGCCCACGCCGACGCGGAAATGGAAGCAAATTCTGAACCGCCTCAACCAGGGGAACCCGAACTACACGCCGTACCAGGTGGGAGAGAGAAAAGTTGATCGGTGATGCTCAGCGTTACAAGGAGCTGATGGAACGGGCTGCCGATTGGTGGTTTCGCGCTGGATTTGGCGGAGAAAATCGCGGGAGCTTCACGGTGACGATGGACAAAGGAGGGGTTTGCGATATTCGAGAGCTGTTGGCCGATTTCGCGCTGCAACTTCCCTTTCAGCAAGAAGCTGCGATGCTCCCGAAGCCTGACGCGGCCCGCCTGCATGAAATCGCGCGGCACCTTCTGAGCCACGATCCATATCGAAGGGCGCTGGACGATCACATGCGAACTTGCCCAGGCCCGCCGCTCCTGATGTTTCAAACGTGCCCGAAGTGCGGCGCTGAACTGCACAAGCTCTAGCCCTTCTCCCCGTTGCACACCCAATGCGCCGCCCCGTTCCAGTCCTGACCGTCCTTCGTGATCCGGTCGTCTCTCCACGCCGCTCCCATCCCTCTGCGCCGCTGGTGCTCAAAAGTGGCCTGTGCGAGCGATAAGCGCCTGCCACAGAGGCAGCAATGGTGGTTCTGGCGCTGCACCATCACCCCAACTCTGCGTTTGTATTCCCGCCAGCCCAAGGCTGAGTCCTGGCAGACTTCCCTTCCATCCCGGTATCGCCTCACCGCTCCATCCAGGATGAGTTCGTAGTGCTGGGAGACGGGCGGGTGCAGCTTGAATTTGGGGATGGGGCGGCGGCGGATCATTGCTTGTCGGCTTCGCGGAGTAAGTCTGCAACGAGGGTGCACTTCCGGCCCAGACTCTCGATGAGCGACGGAAGATTATCCACGATGACATCGGTGTTGCACGTTTCGAGATAGGCTTTCAGACCGACCATCTCCTGATAGCTGGCCTTCAGCGCTTGAAACACAGGAACGCCGAGATCGCAGACCACGAATTGTTTGCACTGGCAGTCGCGCCGAATCCAGGGACGGCTTCCGGCGACAATCGAACATTCATGGCCAAAGTGGACTTCGAGCGTGTGACCGCAGATGCAGAGATCGCCTAGGTTCATGTCGCGCTCCAATTCTTTGAGAGGTCCGTCCCACCCGTCAGACCCCCCGGTTGGTATTCTCGGCGTCGCAAGCCCTGGCTGGTGGGCCGAGAAGGTGGAAGTTATGGGCCAGTTTCTCCCCGCGCTGGCCCTCCCCGCGGAACCGCCATCCGCCACCTAAGGATCGGCACGGAAACGGACGGCTGGAGCTTGTTAGAACGGGATGTCCCACTGCTCGCTCTGTCCGTGATCGTATTCCACAATGGCCTCGGCGATCTGCGAGAGCACGGCTTCCTTCGAGTCCATGCTGTGCTTGGGGAAGTTCTCGTAGGCGTGCAGGATGCGCAAGCCGCGCTCCAGTTGGTCGAGGGGCAGTGCGTCGGCGGCTTCCTTCGACTTCACCCCGAAGATCAGGTCGGTCACTGCCAGGCGGATTTTCACTTCCTCGGCGCCGCGTCCGCCGAAACTCAGATCGAGGCAGGCTTTGATCTCGGCCGACATCGACTCTTTGCGCTGGCGGTTGGCGTAGAACTCCGAATTGCCGTCGTCATCGATGAGGATGGCCGACGTCGCCGTCGCGTCCAGCATGGCGAAGCCCTTGGTGAGCTGCACGGCCGCGAAGTGCGGTTGCAGCGATTGCCAGACGTACTTGAAGTCGCCCGGCTTGTAGCCGTCCCGATCCGGCCAGCGGAATACTTTGCCGTTCAAGGCCCAGCTGCGATCTTTGGTGACCAGGGCGCGGTGGACCATGCGGCCCTCTTCCTCGAACGTCTTGCCCTTTTTCACGCGCGGCTTTTGTTCGAGGTTCATGCGGATGACCAGGTGCGGCTCGTAGCCGAAGTTATTTTTCTGGCCGCCCGCCTTCATGCCCTCGCCGACTTTGATCGATTTGATCGAGCCCGATTCGGTGAGCACCTGCTCGATCACGTCCTGGATGCGGCCGAGCACCAGGCAATGCAGCTTGGAGTTGAGAAACTGCGCGACGAAATCGTCCCACATGGCACGCAGGTCCATGCCCCAGTTGTCCGGCTTCGCTTTCTGCAAGGTGCGGATGATCTCGATCCAGATTTTGCCGAGTTCGACCGCCCAGACGCTGGCTCCCTCGCGCTCCGCCCGGCGCAAATCCTGCAACATGGCGGCGAACGTGGGCACGGTGTATTGCACCAGTTTGATGTTTTCTTTCTGAAAGATCACGGGATCGAGAAAGCCCCAGCCGAGTTCCGGATCGGTGACGTGGACCGGAGCCCCGCCGTGGAATTGTTTCGAGATCGCGGCGGCCAAGAGCCCAGCCGTCGCCGTTTTGCCAGTTCCCTGCTCGCCCATGAAGCCGATCTTCACCGGGACGATTTTCGCCACCGGAGCGATCAGGTGCGGGTTAAGGGGAGGAGCGGAATTAAGCAGCGGATGAGGATGAGCGGTTGCCATCAGATTGATTCTCCTTTTTGAAATGTCGAGCGTGAAATGCCGCGATGGCTTGGTCGATCGCCTTGTGCTGATCGAGCGCGTCCTGCAAATACTTTCGCGCCGGCTCGAAGTCCTGCGCTTCAAACATCAGCAGCACGAACTGGATGGCCGTGACGCAGGTGACGGCGGCCAGCTCGCGGCGCTGCAAGAGGGTTTCGAATTCGGCGAGGTCGGCGTGGGTCACTTCACTTCTCCCGGCTCCGTGATCAGAACGTTGCCGATCACTTCATCGCCCGGAATGCCGCCCGCCTCGGCCAGCAGCTTCGTGGCTTTCTCGTTGACGAACTGGACGCCCTCACGCAGCTTCGCCTCTTCGTCCATCCACATCGTGCGCCCGTCGGCGAGTTGAATTGCCTGCACCGTTTCGCAGTGAAGCAAGGTGTACATTTCGTGGAGAGAGAACCCCTTCTTGCGGTTTATGGGGTGGACGGTCGCTTCGTTGCCGTTTGCGTGAATGAAGTTAGCCACGGGTCACCTTCCGGAAGTGATCCGCACAATACTCTTTTTCCGATTCCAGGTGATGCACGGTGGCCCGCTGGCGGCAGTCGCCGTACTCGTCTTCGAAGTCGCACTCCGAGAGATAGCTCTGGGCCATCACCCGCGCGACCTGATCTTGCAGACGGGAAAAGCAGACGTCGAGGACCTGTGGAAATTCCGGGGAAGCGAGAGCGGTAAGATGCTGGGCAGCCATGTGAGCCTCCGATATAGGTTCGTGTGGTCAGCCTCGGGTGAGTGTTTCAGCACTCGCTCGGGGCGCAAAACTTTACTGGCGTTGATTCCCTTCTAGATCGGCGATGCGTTGTTCGTGAGCCTCGACCGCGCGAAGCAATCGAGCCGTGCCTTCGGCAATGTCCACAACCAAAGTTTCGAGCCGAACATTCCGGTTGGCTAGCCCGCTGCTCACCTTAGAGAGACGGTCCATTTGAATCGCGAGGCGGTTCATCTGGTTCTCGGTCTCCTTCTGCATCCCGGCCAGCAGTTCTACAGACTGTGCGATGGCTTCGAGTCTTTCGTCGATGTTCATGGCATTAGCTTATGCGAACCGCTTCGCATTGTCAAGCACTCGATTTAACGTGTTTTCTATGGTTTCCGAACCGCTTCGCATCGACTCCAAGAATACTGTGCTACAACTACACTTGTGACGCCGAAAAACCCCGCAGCTGTGGCCCTCGGACGACGTGGTGGAAAGGCCCGCGTGAAAAGTCAGACGGCAGAGGAGCGTAAAGAATCCGCTCGCAACGCCGCCGAAGCTAGGTGGGCCAAGACTCGCAAACTGGTAGATGAGATCACCGAGCGCAGTAAGACTCTCGAAGCCAAAGCCACGAAGAAAGCGAAGGCCTCCCGGTGACCCTCTTCCTGAAACTCTCCGCCCTGCCCATGGGCGCATTCGTGGCCTACCAGGTCTATCTCATGGTGAAGGACTTCCGCAGCTCGCGGCGCTTGCGCTGGAAAAAGAACTAGAAACGTTCTCCGCTGACCGTGGGCAGGGACCCGGCGATCTCTCGCTCAGAGCCCCTGCTCGGTAGAGGAAAAAGCAGTGACTTCCGGAACCGAAGTAACTAACACCCGGCTGGATTTGGGCAATTTCCTGCCCATCCTTGCGCGCTTTTTGGGCAGATTTTCCTCGACCCACCGGCAGGCGGGACAGTCTTCGGCGCACGCGGTGCCGGGACCGTTGAGCTCGTGCGCGTAGGGTGAGAGGATGACTCGCATAACCGTTTCGATGACGTTCGCATGGCGGCTGATTTCGGCATATCAGGTCGATCCCCGAGATTCCACTTACGTTGGGTCACTGTACTTTGGTAACTTCGACCTTCGGCTCCCCCTCGATTAGAGTGGCTGCGTCTGTTAGGCTTCCTCCCGGAAGCAAGTTGTGCCTCGCGCCTTGGGGTCCATTTCCCGCTTCCCATAGCGGGTTTCTCAGTCCCTCGCCCACTTGTCGGTCAAATTCACAGCCATCGGTCTTGACGGCAAAGCGCGCAAACTCACGCGCGCCCGAGCGGAACGCCTGGTCGAAGGCGGCTCGCATGAATGGCAAGGAGCGCGCACGATCCGGGAGAAGAAAGCCGCCGCCTCAGTTTCGCCGGTCCAGAACTGCATCCGCGTCCGTTTCGAACCCCAATTTTTCTTCGACCACGACTATCCCGGTCCCGGAGCTGGTCCACAACCCGGCGATCATCCCCTCCCCTACACGTACCCCCTGCCCTACGACATTCTGCGGCACTATCAGTCCGGACTGCTGCCGGTGATGGGGAACGCATGAGCACGCAAACCGTTTCGATCCGCGACCAGGATTCAATCGCCGGAGCTGAGGCGCGCCGGAACAACCAGCTCACCGCGCGCGAGATCAGGATTCTTCAATGTGCAGCCGATGGCGAAGATTGCAAAGGCACCGCTGAACTCATCGGACTCGCTCCGGGAACGGTCAAGCAACTTCGTCACAAGATCGCCCTCAAACTCGGCGCGGAAACAGTTCATCACGCCGTCGCCCAAGCCCTCCGCCGCCGCATCATCAGTTAGCCCATGCGTGAGCCTGATCCGCGCACTCCTCGACGAACTCACGGGCGCACCCAACCCGGAAAGCCCACGGGCGCGGCGCAATCTCCAATCGATCCGGGATTCCTGCCCGCCTGGTCTGACGATGAAACCGGAGATGGAGATCCTGTTGGCTTTGGTGATTTTCGACGGCTACGTGCTGTTTCCCAATGAGCGAGAACGATACACCGGCCGACGTTAACCCCGTAGTGGTGAACCCCGAGATCCGCTTCGCCCAGGCGATCGGCACCCTCAACGCCCCCGATCGAGCCAAACAATACTCGAAGCAACGCGGCCGCGCCGACAACGAAGAGCTGCTGCGCTCGCTGAACGAACTCTGGAAAACCGCCCGGCTGAACGAAGCCGCCCTGCGCGATCGCGATCGCCAGATTGCCAAGCTCCACGGAGATCTCGCCGAGCGCGACAAGTACGTCGCCGAGCTGCGCAGCTTCCTGGTCGTCAAACGGTTGAAATTGTGGGTGGGACGGATCCTGGTGCTCGCCCAGTGGGGCGCGATCGGCTGGCTGGCGACGGAGTTGTTCTCCCGGTTGAAATAACTTTATGAGCCCAGCTTACGGAACTCTGCTCTCCCCCTCCGCCCTCTCCCCTGGCGATTCCTTTCTCGTCTGGAACAACGAAGCCGTCGTCGCCGGGGAATGGTCCGAGCGCGTGGCCCTGGTGCCGATCATCGGCAGCGGCAACAAAGGCGTCCGCGTGGTGATCGATGCCTCCGCCGCGCCAGGCGCCGGTGAGTTCTATGTGTGCGAGGCGGACAACGACGCGGCCGGCACCGCGGATTACGTGCAGGTGCCGAGCGCCGGCGATCTCGTGTTTGCCAACATCACCAACGGCCCGAACGGCGCCGGAACCCGGTGGACCACGGATCTGATTCCCGTGGCCGGCCAGATGCTGGCGATCTTCTGCAAGGCGGCGGCCTCGAATGCGGGGATCAAGTTCACGGCCCGAGTGACCAGAGCGGTCTAAGCTATCAGGCATGAACCTCGCTGCTTACGCTCGTGTTTCGAAGCCGCAACGCGGAACCCTGACCGACGTCCAGGCCAAAGACCAGAACCCCGAAGTCCAGCTCCGCGAACTGCGGGAATGGTGCCAGCGCAACGGCCACAAGATCGTGATTGAGTATGTCGAGCGCCTGAGCGGGAAAAACACGAAGCGCCCGCAGCTGCAGAAGCTCATGCGCGACGCGGTCAAAGGCCTGCGCGATATCGACGGCGTCCTGGTCTGGCGTCTCGATCGTTTCGGCCGGTCGGTGCGGGATCTCCACAACCTGATCGCCGAGTTGGACGACGCGAAGATTGCCTTCATCTGCCTCAAGGACGGGTTCGATCTCACCACCTCGGGCGGCCGGGCCATGTTCGGCATGCTGGCTGTCTTCGCCGAGTTTGAGCGCAATGTGATCGCCGAGCGCACCAAGGCCGGGCTGGCTCTGGCTCGAGCGGAAGGTCGACTGCCCGGCCGCAAGATCGATCCCAAACGCGGACCCAGCCGGACGACACTCTGGCGCCAGGCTCAGCGGCAACTGGCCTCCTAGCGTTTTGTTTCATATCGTCCGAAGAGAAACATCAACGACTTAGCCCCGATTTCACCCTCCCCCGAGCCGCAATTGCCATGAAAAACCTTCGCGAAACCTACCCGAAACCAACCATCTCACTGAGAAACCAAGGCTTACGCCACGGCACTCGGAGCAGGATCGACCAGGCCCTTTCCGCGCAAGCTGTTGATTTTTCAGGCGGAGCGTTTTTCGGCCCGTTCGTCGTGGTTGGTTAAGGGTTTGTTGCTCATAGGTTTCCCAAGGTTTTTGGGACCGAAACCTACCGATGAAAAAGAAGGGCGGCGACACTCGAGCGACGGCAGCAGCCCACGGCAAGAAAGTCGGGCGGCCACCGAAGCCGAAAATCCTGGCGCCGGCGGCCGACAAAAGTGTTGCGAGCGCCGTCCTCGCGATGGACGGCCCACCGGATCACATCCGCGATTGCCGCTGCCACGTTTGCGAAGCGCACCCGAAGAACTGCAGGTGCTTCGAGCAGTGCGGCGACTGCCAGAAGCTGAAAGAGAATTGCGAGTGCGAAAAGTATCGGCCGCTGAAGATCCGCTGCCAGGCCTGTGCCACCATCGCAGAGCACGAGATTTGTCAGTGTGAGCTGTGCCGCTGGTGGCGGCATCGCCTCAGCCCCGAGCGCCGCATTCAGTACGACGCCGATGTCTACCTCACCAACCGACGCGACGGCAAGCCGGCGGAATCGATCATCGCGGAAGGCAAACTCGAAATCGTAGTCCGGGAGATCAGCGCTGGAAATCATTCTGCAACCGAAGCAAGCGAGGCTGAGAAGGTTATGTGATGGACAGGCGACCTGGCTCGGCTACGGCGGCGCCCGCGGTGGAGGAAAGTCGGGCGCGATCCGCCGCATCATGCTGCTGCGCCGGCTGCAGTACCCCGGAACCTTCGGCGTGATCCTCCGCCGTGTCTGGGACGACGTGAACAAAAACCACGTGGAGAAATTCAAACAGGAGTTTCCCGAACTGACGCCGCTCTACGCCGACAAAGAATATCGCCTGCCCAACGGCTCGAAGATCATGTTCATGGCGGCGGAGAACGCGGCGGACGTGGAACGCAAATTCTTCGGCCCGGAATACATGGACATCTTCGTCGACCAGGCGGAGCAGTTCGCCGACAAGGAAATTCGCAATCTGAAGATGGCCTGCCGCTGGCCGGGCCAACCCGACAACGCCTGCAAGCTCGGGTTGTTTTACAACCCCGGCGGCGACAACAAAATCGCGGCCGTGAGCATGCAGTTTCTGAAGCGCATCTTCCACGACAAAAAGTACGAGGGCAAAGAGAACCCGGCCGACTATGAATTCATCCAGGCCTACGGCTGGGACAATGTCGAGTGGGTGAAACCGTCGCTGCACGCCGAAGGCTTCAGCGAGACCGACTTCTACTCCTGGGAATTCGTGAAGCGCTTCCGCTACTTCGTCACCAAATCCCAGTACGGCCGCGAACTCGATGCTATGCCGCAGCACATTCGCATCGGCCATCTGCTCGGCCGCTTCGACCGATTCGCCGGCCAGTACTACGGCGCGGTCTACGATCGCGACAAGCTCTCGATCAATCCCAAGCAGGTTCTCGAACTCATCAAACCCTGGTGGCGGCGGTGGATCTCGCTCGACTGGGGCTTCTATCACCATTGCGGCGTGCTGTGGCACGCGCGCGGTTTAGTGACGGCAAAAGAGCTGGAGCGGGTTACGGGGTTAGTAAGTAAGAAATCCCCGATCGATCTGATCCTCACCTACAAAACAGCGCTGCTGCAGGAGCAGGGTGAAGCCAAGATCGCGGAACAGATCGTGAAGCAATGCTCGGCCGAAGAGCGCAGGACCATCCGCCACATCTTCATGGGACCGATCGGCCCCGAGCGCAAGATCAAGATCGGGGCGCAGACCGTCCCGCAGCAAATCGGCAAAGTGATGCGCAAGTACGGCATGCCGGAGCCGGTGATCGCCGACGACGCACGCATCGCAGGATGGCGGGCGATGTACAACCAGCTGAAAGAGACGCAGGACTGCGCGCGCATCAGTGCGGTGAACTGATTACGGCTGATCGTCCATGTGGTTAATCGCGGAAGACTGCCATGAGCTGCTAGACGCGATCCCGGTTCTGGTGGCCGATCCGGAGAAGGACGGCGACATCATCAAGACCGATTCGCTGGCCGACGACATCGCCGATACCGCGCGCTACGGACTCAAGTCGATGCTGGCCCTGCAACCGAAGCCGAAAGAAGTGGAACGGCGGGAAATGCTCGAAGGGTTTGACGATGAGCTGGAAACCATTCGGAAAATCAGAGAGTCGCGGCGGTGAGAATCTTTGCTCGAAGAAGTTCCGCTCCGCCCCCGAATGAAACGCCGGTTCCCGACACGCACGTCGTTCCCAGCGAAACCATCGACCTCAAAGCGCGGCTCAAGGATTTAGACCGCCAGCGCCTGGCGCAACTGGAAGACATCGATCTCGTCGCCGTCATCAACCAGCGCCGCTACTTCGCCGACCTGAAAGCGGAAAAAGAGTGGAAGAAAAAACACACGCCGAAGCGCAAGAAGCTGCGGTTCCTGCGGAATCGGTAAAGCCCTCGCTGCGAGCCGCGAGTGCGAAACCGTCGCTGCCCAGCCTGAAGCAAATCTACGACGCCCGCAAACGGGCGCAGGCCTCGCCCCAGGTGATGTTTCAAAAATGCAGCCGCGCCTTCCATGCCGGGAAGAAAGCGAAGACCCTCGGTCTGGCGCGCGTCTCTGTGGTTTATGACGATGCCCTCGCCGACGAATTCTTTTTCGATGGCTACGACGGCAAGAGCTGGGAAGACGCGGTGAAGCGCCTAGTTGCCGGACAAACGCTCGCGGCCAAGACGCCCGAGAAGGCAGCGCAGCAGGAAAGCATGGGCCGCAAGATTTTGAGCGAAGTCGAGCGGCAAAGTATCGCGGCGCAAGCATTGAAAGCTGCTCCACTCCAGTGCATCGATTGCGGGGCGCAAGTCGCGGACCCGGAAAAGAGCGGTCACGTCTGCCCGGAAGCCGAGTACATCGCATGACCATCGCCGCCCTCATCGTTGCCGCCCTGTTCGCGATCTACTCGCTGGTGCGCGCGGAGTTCGACAAGTACGAACTGCGGAAAGAAATCGCCGAGCTGAACAAGGAGCGCGACGAACTGATCGAGCGCGTCTTGAAACTGGGGCGGCGCGAGATCCCGATTTCGAGTGCAGGTGAAGCGCACGAATTGATTCGCGGCCAGGGTTCCCCGCTGGTGCAGCGTGGCCGACCGGGCCGCTTCCGCAGCTTCGGCGCGGAGAAACGACGTTTGGAGAGTCAGGAACCACCACAAAGGAGCGTCAACCAATGAAAGTCGGAGAACTGGTCACTTATTCAGAATCGGGCAAGGAATACAACGCGTTAGTGCTCGGCGAGCGCAACTTCGCTGATCACGCGGGCAAAGATGGCGAGCCACTGCTTACCCTCGTCTTCGCGAAAGCACGTCTCGATCCCCACGGCGTCCCGCTGCCCTTGCATGGCACCGGGCAAACCAACGAACTCGTGCAGGTTCGCCTCGATGTCGCGCACGAATCCCACGAGTACACAGAGAAGCAGCAGCGCGCCTTCGGCAAGAAGCAATACGACGGCGGGCGCTGGAAAGAGGCTGCAAGCGAGTACGGATTTGACGCCCTGTCGTCGAAACTGTCGAGCCGTGAATCTACGATTAAAAGTCTCAGCGCTTCGCTCTCCTCAACTCAATCAGCTCTCTCCGCGGCACAGTCGGAAGCTGAAGTCGCGAAAGCCGAAGCCTCGAAGTTCAAAGCCGCCGCGGTCACGCATCTTGCTCGCGCGGAAGACGCCGAAGGCAAACTGCTCACCAAGGAACTCACTCCTCCAACGCCAAAGTCGGAGGCATAACCCTTGAGCCCAGTCGACAGCAAAGGAAATTTCCATCTCCACCCGGGTGCGGCGCGCATGCACGACGCCGCGCCCAAAGCCCCGCCCATCGCGAAGAAGATTCCCGCGCCCGGCGGCAGCAACAACGAAAACAGCGAAGCCAAGGGCCACGTCGAACTGCACGCCGGTCCTCCACCCGACGGTTCCATGCCGGAAGCCAAGTTCCACACCATTCACCACGGCCACGCTGGGTCAGGTGGCGGTGGCGGCATGGCCATGGGCGCCCATCACGGCGGCGGCGAAGTGAAAGGCCACGCCAACCTGCATGCCGCGCACCACGCCATCAACGAACACATGGGCGAGGACGGCTGCTCGGACGGAAGCTGCGAGGAGCACGGCGGCTCGACCCCTTCGGGAGCCGCGGATGAAGGCGGCGGCGGTTCCGAGGCCGACGACGAGTACTGAAAGACCCGATTCACGAATTGTTGAAGAACACGAATTCCAAAGGAGCGTCAAACACCATGAAGCGTCACATCTTGAGCACCATCGCAACTCTCGCAACCCTGTTCGCGTTGGCTGGACTGGGCTTCGGGCAAACCTATGTCACGCCGGCCGCCAGCAACAGTTCGCGCGGCCTGGGCGTGTTCTATGCGGCTAACTACGCTTACGGCCTGGGTTCGGCGCCGGGATCGAACCAGGTGCAATTCCCCAAGGTCGAAAGCGGCAACGGCTCGACCGGCAGTTCCACCATCACCGTCTACGTGGGCTACATCGCCTTGCCCGACGGCCGCAGAGTTGTGCCCTTCTCGGTTTTCGCTCCGATCACGGTGGGCGGCCAGTCGAACCAGGAAACCGTCACCCCGACGGCCGTTTCCGGTTGCCAACCAACCGATACTTCCGGCGCGACGTGCACCATCACCGCCAGCTTCTCCAACATGCACTATCGCGGGGAAGCCATCACTTCCGGCAGCTACGGTTTGCAGGAAGCGATTGACGACGCCTTCAATGCCGGCGGCGGAACGGTTGTGGTTGACGCGCAGTGGGCGCTGCTCGGCGGCACCAACGCGACACTGACTGCGGCGCTACCTTTTTCGAGTGTGGGCATCGCTGATTACCGCAGCCAGTTTGCGCAGGCCTGGCAGCCGACGCAGAACGTGGCCACGGTTCTTTCCGCGCCTACCACGCTGACCTCGACGACCGTGGGCTTTGGCATCAACGGCGCCAACACCACGGCCGGAACCTACACCGGAACCTCGACGTATCACTACTGCGCCGCCTACGTCGATGTCATGGGCAACGAAGGTCCTTGCTCGGCGGATTTCTCGGCGGCCACTGCGGGCACGGGCTCGACGAACCAGATTGGGTTTGCCGCGCCGGCCGCGTCCACCGGCGCTGTCGGATACATTCCCTACATCTCTCTGGCCAGCGGAACCTATAACCTTACCTACCAGGTCCCGGTCACATCTTCGGTTTGCACCTTGACCAAAGTCGAGACCGTGACCCCAGCCTGCGCGGTCACCAATTCCACCTACAGCCAGACCGGATCGAATGCGATTGTTTCCGCGCTTACCGTCAACACCGCGCCACTGCACTTACTCAAAACTACGGCGTCGACGACTTCCGCCTATATCGGAACACCCAGCGGACGGCAAGGCTACAGCTATGCGCCTGTGGGCACCACTTCATCGCAGGGGCTGACCTATAGCCAGCAGGCTTTCACGGTGGCGACGGCCGCGGCCACCACCGTTCCTGAAGTCATCGCCACTATCCCGGTTCCGACGGGAGCGATGAATTTTCCCGGACGAACCTTGTGCGTGGAGTTGCAGGCAACTGAAGCTGCCGCGGGATCGACGGCGACCGTCCAGAATTTCGAGGCGTTCTGGGATGCCGCCGGTTCGAACACCACGGGCGCGCCGGTTCTGATTGGGCAAGTCCAGCTCACCGCAACACTGGTCACCGCGAACGCCGACAACTGGAGCTATCACGAATGCTTCCAGACGACGGTCTCCGGCTCGTCTGTCACTTCGGGCTCGATCCAGCCGATCGGCGGTCAGCTGATCTCAACCTACGGCGCTGGGGTTCTCGGCAATGCCGGCACGGAAGTGAACGTGGCCCCGATCGGATCACTCAACCTGGCGGGCACGGGTGGCAACACCCAGCGCGTGCACATCGTCTGGCTGCACACGACCGGAACCGATGGAGCTGGGGTGCAAGTCACCGGCCTGCGCTCCTGGTGGCAATAACCAGATAGATGCCCTGGAAGTCCAAGGCCCAGGCGCGTTGGGGCCATTCGGCAAGCGGCGTCAAGGCTCTCGGCGGAAAAACCGCCGTCGCAGAGTGGGACGCCGCTACGCCGAAAGGATCACTTCCCGAAAAGAAGGGCAGCCTGCGCGCCGCGGCCAGAAAACCAAAACTCCGTGGCCGAACTCAGTGAAAGCCAGAAGCATTCTCATCTCAGTGTTGGTTACGAACATCCCTCTCAGCACGCCCAACAACGTTGTGAGGGTTGTCGGCATTTCATCCCCGCGAGTCCGCCGCGCTGTGAAGGAGTCGTCTCGCCGATCCGCGCGGAGGACTGGTGCCGGAGGTTTCAAGTGAGTACGACCGTCGATCTCGGAAAGAAGGGTTCGTTCAAAATCACCCGGCCCGGTTCGTTGCGCGCCGCGGCGAAAAAGCGGGGCGAGACTTCGAAGCAATTCGCCGAATCCCACACCAAAGATCCGAAGTGGGGCTCGCGGGCCCGCGCCGCTCTCGGCCTGATGGGGATGCACCACTAAGCTCATGATGCGCTGGCTGCTCGTCATCTTCGCCATCTGGTTCGCGATTTGCCTGGTTCCCGACGGCCGCACCGTGGATCACGGCCGCGGCGATGCCTACCAGGAAACCCTCTACACCTCGCACACCTGCGAAAGCGGCCGCTGGTACTTCGAAAACTCCGACGCCGATTCGGTCACGGTGAATTGCTACATCCCGGACCCGCCCCCCGATCCGCCGGCCGATTCAGGCGACCCGGACCGAAAGTAAAATGGGTTCCACTTCCCCCACTCCCGCTGTTTCGAACGACCCGAAGGCCGCGACCGCTGCAGAAGATTCGCAGGCCATGACTGCTTCAGCGATTCAGCCGAACGACGGCAGCCAGGCGCAGCTCGAAGATCCCGGCGTTGCCGATCCCATCGAGAACGACAAGGAGCTGCAGACAGCGCTGGTGAAGCTGTGCCAGGAGTTCGCGGGCTTAGAGAAATACCCGCGCCGCACCGAGGTGATGGACGCGCGCCGCCAGCGCTTCTATCGGAGACAAGATCAATACATCGTGTGGAACACGGCGCAGTACCTGTTCGGGCCATGGCCGGGCAATACCGGCGAAGGCACCGGCGTTTCTTCGGCGCAGGATTCGCCGCGCTACACCGACGTGTACGACATCTTCTGGCCCTACATGCGGATTCTGATTTCGGTCGGGACGCAGAACCCGCCAGGCGTGAACTTCGAGCCCGACGATCCCTCGCAGGAGTCCGACATCACGAGTTCGCGGGCCGCGGAGAAATATCGCCACTTCGTCGACCGCGTCAACAAGCGCAAGAACCTGCAGGCCGACATCCTCTCGAAGTTCTGCACCGATGGCCGCACCGTGCTTTACACAAGATCCGTCGCCGATGCGCAGAAATTCGGCCTCGACAAACAGGGCGACCCGAACATCTACCCGCGCATGGAAGCCTTCGGCGTGCTGGAAGCGAAGGTGGTTCCGATCACCGCCAACACGCAGGACGAACTGATTTGCCTCTTCCTTTCCGACGAGCCGGAAATTAACATGGCGAAGAAGGCCTATCCGGAACATGCCAGCGAGATCAAAGAAGGCCAGAGCGGCATCGGAGAATCGGCGTATGAACGCAATGCGCGCATCGGCGTGTTGCAAGGTACTAAGCTGCTTCAGCAAGCGGGAGATGCCTACGCTCATCTCACTACTCGCCACCGTGTCTTTCTCCGACCTGCAGCGTTTGAGCGCGCTCCTGATGCAGTGCGCGACCAACTCAAAACGAAATACCCCAAAGGCGCGAAAGTCTGGATCTGCGGCGATGCCTACTGCCGCTCGATCGAGAAAGCCTTCGACGATCAGTTGACCGTCGGCTTCCCGGCCCCCGGCGACGGCATGAACCGCTCGTCGATGATGCGGGCGATGGTTCCCGTCCAGGATGCCTTCAACGATTACAAGAATCTCGAAAAAGAGTACGCCGACTGGGGCATCCCCACGATCTACCGGCTCACCGAAGCCGGCGACATCGAAGCCCTGCGTGAACAAACCGCGGAGCCCGGCAACAACGTCACCGTCGAGCTGCCCTCGGGCATCAACTCGCTGGCCGATTGTTTCTTCGTCGAACCCGCGCCCACCTGCCCCATTGAAATCCTGCAGGCGTATCAGGATCTGCGCGGCGCCCTGGCGCAGTTTATTGTGGGCGCGCCGGCAGCTTTGTTCGGCGGCTCGGACGAGCACAACGAAACCGGCAAAGGCATCGCCATGCTGCGCGACCAGGCCATGGGGCAATACTCGATGTGCTGGGGTGCGCTGCAGGAGATGTTCGCCAGCGGCTACAAGCAGGCCGTGATTGCGGTCTCCGACAGCATGGCGGATGACGCCAAGATCAATCTGCAGATTCCCGGCAAGCGCGGCAAAAAAGTGGTGACCAGCGTTTCGGGCGACGAGTTGACCAAAGGCAATTTCCATTCCTATCCCGACACTGATTCCTCGTTCCCGGAAACCAGCGGCGCGAAACGCCAGGTGATTCAAATGCTGTGGACGCAAGCCGCGACCGATCCCATGGCAGCGCAGGCGATGGGACTCATGGAACCGGACAACCTCGAACTCACCCGCGAAACGTTAGGCGTGGTGGACTGGGTGATCCCCGGAGCCAACTCGCGCGACAAGCAGATGGGCGAGATCGATCTGCTCTTGCAGCAGCAGCCGGTCACGCCGAGCCCGCAGGCCATCATCGCATGGGGCCAGCAGCAAGCCCTGGTCCAGGCGGCGGCGCAAAAAGTAAACCCCCTCGCGCCGCCACCGCCACCGCCGGAAATGGTGCCGATGCCGATGATGATGCCGAACCCGAAGGGCGGGCCGCCGATTCAGACCATGGCTCCGGTCCCGCGCGCCATGCTGAAGCCCACGGTCGCGATCAACAAGTACGACTTCGACCAGTTCGAATTTCAAACCATCAAGGACTGGCTCTCGGAGCCGGACGGCATCGCAGAACGAAAAACGAATCCGCTGGGCGTGTTGAACGTGGAACTGCACGGCGATCTGCACGAAGCGGCGATGAAAGCGAAAGCGCCGCCACCGATGCCAGGGCCGCCGCCGAAACCGGGTAAAGGCGCGCCGCAGATTCCGCCGCCGAGTCCCGGAGCGCAGCCGGGCGCGATGAACGCGCCGCTACAATGAGGCACATGGAAGCTCCGGAAAGAATTGAGTGCACGCGCGCGGAGTTCGCGGAAGCCACCGGCATCTGGCCTTGCCCGGACACCATCGGAGTTTGCATCGTGAGTCCAGACGGGAAAACTATTTTGAAAGAGTTCCTCTTCACCGACGAAGCGTATAAGCCGCCGCAGTTTCTCAGCCGCGCCGTTCTGCGCGAGATCGCCGAACTCGAAAGGCTCTACCAGCTATGAACTATCTTCTGAAGCACCTACTCAACTACTTTCTGTTCGCAGGTACACTCATGTTTGCCGCCGGAGCGGTGGCGGACGCAGGAGCAGCAACCGATGATGGAGCCGGAGATAATGCCGGAGATTCCGGTGGAGATTCAAGCGGCACTGGCGATACTACTGGCGCGGCTGGAGCTGGAGACGGCAGCGCCGCCAATGATGTTCGGACAGGAGAAGCCGGACAACAGGACGGCGACAGCGGGGTTGTCGATGCGAATGCGGATGCCGCAAAGCTAGACGCCCGCACTCTCCCTGCCGCTGTCAAGACCGCGCTCGAAACGCTCAAAGGCGCGGATCCGAAAGCCCACGCCTGGCTGAAAGACCGCCTCTGGGCCGAGAAGCGCTTCCGCGACGCGGTTCCGGGCGGACTCGAAGAAGTCACCAAACTGCAATCGAGCGTCAAGTCGCTCGCCGAAATCGCCGGACCGAGATTCGCCAACGCGCCTACCGAGCAAGTCATCAACGCCATCAAAACCGAAGTCGGGGAGTGGCGGCAGATCGATGCCCTGCTCGACAAGGGGGACGGCTCTGTGCTCGCGACCATCGCCGAACAATTTCCCGAGGGCTTCAAGAAACTCCTGCCTCTCGCGGTGAACGAATTCGCGGCCTGCGATCTGCCCGGCTTTCA